GCAGGTACAGTAAGTGGTTCATCTCAAATTACATACGCAAGTATCTCTTCTATTCCATCCGGTATAGTAAGTGGTTCTTCACAAGTAACTCCATTATTACCAGCAGGTACAGTAAGTGGTTCAGCACAAGTAACTTTAAGTTCAACAACTGGATATGGTACAGTTATTAACCAAAACTTATTGACTACATCCGATGTTAGATATAACTCTTTAGGTATTGGTATGGCTGCATCAGCAACTGCAGGTAGAATTGACGCAAGTGGTGATATCGTAGCATACTCTACATCAGATAAAAACTTCAAAGAAAATATTATTCCAATTCCAAACGCTTTAGAAAAGATTTCTAAAATTAGTGGTAACACTTATGATTGGAAAGCTGATATGAAAGAGTTCCATGGTTTTGAAGGAAATGATGTGGGTGTTATCGCACAAGAAATTGAAGTAGTATTACCACAATTGGTAACAACAAGAGAAACAGGATATAAAGCAGTTAAATACGATAAATTAGTAGCATTATTAATTGAAGGTATTAAAGAACAACAAACACAAATTCATTCTTTAACAATCGAAATCGAAAAGTTAAAAGAATCAAAAGGTTTATAATTAATGTATGATGTTTACTACACCACCGCAGGAGGACCCTGGTTCAATAGCGGTGCTGATATATGGGTAACCGAATGGATAAAAGAAGTGGCACCTCATTTAGAAGTGAAGCCACTTCTTCTTTTCCATAGAAAGAAACCACTTAATTACGAAGAATTTCCAATTGACATTGACCATATTTGGGAAACAAACGAAGAGGAAATTATTAAAATTTTTGAAAATGCAAGAAAAATTCATATTTTGCATGGACATTATACACCTACCACCGCAATCCATAAAAATTTAGAAAAAATTGATTCAATAGTATTTCACAATCTTACCAAAGTTTCATTAATATCACAAATGCAAAAAGATGAATACTTACATTGGTATGGTAATTGGGAATATGAATCAGAAATGATTGATAAAATAAAAAATAAAATTTGGGTAGGATTATATCATTTTCCATATAAAACGGAAAATTTATATCATATTTCAAATTATTACGAATTTACACAAAATAAAGAATTATCAGATTCTACCAAAACAGGATTTGCAGCTAGAGCAGAAGGAAGAAAAAATTTAGAATTTATTGATGGATTGGATAGTTTTATATCAACTAATTCCGATACATTTAATAAATATTATAGAGGAAAATACAATCTTAAATTTGAAAAAAGTAAAATTTATAAATTTGATTACAATTATAAAGATAGATTTTATAAATTAGATTGGGGTATTTCTCATTCTTGTTTTGATTTTGAACCATTTGGATATGGAATTTTTGAAGCAGTTGATTGGGGTAAATTACCAATATTGCATGAAAAATGGTGTATTCCATTGGATTATAAATACAAAGCAGATAGTATAGAAACATTTAAAGAAACTTACGAAACAATTTGTAAAGATGATTATCAAACTCGTAAGATAGAATTTGAAAAATTAAAAAATTGGATGATTAAAAACTTTTCCAATAAAGATGAATGGAAAGAAAAACTTTTAGATATTTATAACGGAGAATAACACTTTATACAATGGCAAGAACAAATTTATCATTAGGTAACTTATATAGAGCAGTGAGTGGTTCAGTAAGAGCAGGAGCTGTTTCATTAGGAGCATTAAACGGAAATACTGCAAATACTAATATGTTAGGATATGCAATGGATTCCGTAACAGTAAATGTTCCAACTTATACATATATTGTAGAAAGTACAACTGAAAACGCAAACTTTTCATTTAGTTCGACTGGTTCAATTTTTTATACAAAAGTTCAACAACAAACGGCAAACTATACTTGCTCTTTCAGTAATGGTAACTTTACTGTTTCTTCTGCAACACATGGAAACGGCCCAGCAGTATTTCCATTGAATGCACAAGCAGTAACACAAACTACATATTCTGAAGCACAATCTGTATTGACAATGGGATATGCAGATGGATATAATTTAAATGCAACTAACTATGGTGTTGCAACAACAAAAACATTATATGCAGTTGATGTGTATAATACAATTAACCAACCTGATTTTTGTTTATTATTTGGAACACAGGTAGAAACCGATAAAGGAGATATTGTAAATATTGAAGATATTAATATTGGTGAACAAATTAAAGCATGGGTTCCAACTGGTATACCATCGGAAAATCAACCATTAGATAGTGAAAATGTTGAATGGCGATTTTTTATGGAAGATAATTTAGATGGTTCATATGAATTAGTAACTGTTAAAGATATTGTATTTAATTTTGCAAGTGCATATTATTCAATTAATAATGGTTTACTAAAAGCAACAGGTACACATCCATTATTTGTTTATGATAATGATATACAAAAATATCATTTTAAAACCGTAGAAACATTATTACCTGGAGATAAATTAGTTCAAAATAATGGTGGTACAATTACTGAAGTTGAAATTTTTGATATAGCAAAAATTACCGAAGATGTTGAAATTGTAACAATAAATGTGGAAAATGCCGATGTGTTCTTAGCAAATAATATAATATCACACAACAAAGGTACAACAACACAACCTTATATTCCATCTTCTGGATTAAGAATGTATGTTGACCCAGGTAAAACAGCATCATATCAGTCAGCAGATACCGCAGATTTGTTAGATTTATCAGGATGGAATACAGGTATAAGACCAGCAGGTGTGACAAATGCTGCAAGTATTAGTGGTGGTAATCCAGCATATAATGCAGGAGCAACTAGAAAAGATAAATATTTTGCATTAAACGGAACAAACAAATTCTGGTATAAAGATACTACTACAAATATTAATGGTGGTATTACACAATTTAACACAAATACAGGTACAATTCATACATGGATTAGACCAGGTACATCAATTGGAACAACATCAAGATTTATTTTTGATTATGCTGGATATTTTGGAATGGCTGTTGAATCGTCTAATAGTACGGCTTATAATTATCTTAAATTTTATGGTAGTGCTTTAGGAAACTCAGCACAATTATCAATAACCGCATTAACTTCTGGTGTAAACTATTTAGTTTCTGTAACATTCCAACCATCAGGAACTGTAACTGTTTATTTAGATGGTACATCGGTTGGAACATTTACCGCAGCTGCATTTACAGCACCATCATCTACGAACTATTTAACGGTAGGAAGTAATAGTGCAAGAACATCATTTTGGAATGGTGGTATAGGACCTGTGTTATTTTATAATACATTACAAAACTCAACGGCGGTATCACAAGTATATAGTTATTTCTCCGCAACAATGAAGTAATTTGTTGTTTTGGAAATAAAAAATATATTTATAATAGATTAAACTAATTTTATAAATTTAAGATAATATGGCAGAAAAAATAGTATCACCAGGCGTATTCACAAGAGAAAACGACCTATCTTTTTTACAACAAGGTGTAGCTAACATTGGAGCAGCATTCATCGGCCCATTTAAAGAAGGCCCATTGGTTCCAACAATCGTTAATTCACAAGCTGATTTTGTATCAATGTTTGGTTCAGTAGATGATACCTACTATACTCCATTAGCAGTACAAAACTATTTAAGAGAAGCAGGAACTGCAACTATTTGTAGAGTAGCGGGCAAACAAGGATATACAGAAAAGTCTCCTTTATTATTAATAGCAGCATCTGGTTCACAATCTGGTGCATTAGGACTTCTTTTTAATACATCAGGAAGTGCAGTAGGATTTACAGGAACAACAATTTCTGACAGAGATGGTAGTGGTGATTTTTCTATATTATTAAGTGGTAGTTTAATTGCCCCAACTGGATATAGTTCATCTATCGAATATATAGATTATAATAATATTGAGGCAGTATTTGGTACATCACCATATGGTACAACGAGAGCATATTCATACGCTTTCTTTAAAGAAAACGGATTTATATTCAATAGTGGTTCTTATACATTATCTGGAGTAGACGGAATCGGTACAGGTTCGGTTACTGCATCATTTTCACCAACAACTGCAAGTGTAGTTGTTTTAGCAGACCAAAAGTTTAGTGGTTCATCACAAACTGGTGAAGCATGTGAAGCATCGACACCATTTATTCAATCTCAAAACATTAGTAATCAAAGATACAACTTATTTAAAGTAGAAACAATCACTGTAGGAAACGCAGCAAATACAAAAGTAAAAGTTGGTATTACAAATGTTAAAGCAGCTGGAACAACGAATGGTACTGATTATGGTACATTTACAATTGTTGTTAGAGATTTTAATGATACTGATAAAAAGAAAACTGTATTAGAAACATTTTCTAATGTAAACTTAGACCCAAATTCTCCAAATTATGTTAACAGAGTAATTGGTGATAGATATACAAGTATAGATGCAACAACAGGTAAAATTACTGAATATGGTGATTGGAGAAATAACTCAAAATATATTAGAATTGTAAGTTCTGATAGAGGAATTAGTGGAGTATTAACTTCTGACCAAATTCCAGTTCAAGCAGTACCTTTCGCACATGCGGCATACCAATTACCTGTAAGAGCAGTTAGTGCGGATTTATCAGTATCATACGCAAATTATATTCCAAGAGTAACATTTACAACAGGTTCGATAGTTGATTCTTCAAAATATAGTGGTATCGATTTAGACAATAACGCAGATAACAAAATATATATGAAGCCAGTTCCTGTAAGTGCAGGGAATGGTTCTAACTCTGTATTCTCATTAGATACTATTTGTGGATTGGTATTAAACCCACTAACACAAACATCAGTAGATGTTGCACAAAGACAATTTGTTGTAGCATTTCAAGAAGGATTTGATGGATATGCACCAAACACACATGGTTCTGATATAGACCCAGCAACAACTGCAGGTAAATTAGCATACGGAAAACACATCGCAGCATTATCAAATACAGATGAATGGGATATCAATATGGTAGTTGCACCACACGTTAATAAATTGGAACATTCTTCTGTATTTACTTCAATTGTAGATATGGTTGAACAAAGAGCAGATGCATTCTTTATTGGTGAAATGGGAAATGCTTCAGTTAAAATACCATTAACAATTGGTTCAACAGGAGCAGGTTCAATTGATTCCAATTATGTAGCTACATATTATCCTTGGATTAAAACAGTTGATGTTAATACAAATAAATTAATCACAATTCCACCATCAGTATTATTACCTGGCGTATTCGCAGCAAACGATAGAACAGCAGCTGAGTGGTTTGCACCAGCAGGTTTAAATAGAGGTGGGTTAACAGGAGCAGTTGGTTTATTGGATAGATTGAGTCAATCTGAAAGAGATACACTATACGAAGGAAAAGTAAATCCAATTGTATCTTTCCCAGGAGTTGCTAGTCCAGTAGTATTTGGTCAAAAGACTTTACAAGACAAACCATCTGCATTGGATAGAATTAATGTAAGAAGATTATTATTAGTTGTTAAAAAATATATTGCATCTACTTCAAAATACTTAGTATTTGAACAAAATACAGCAACTACAAGACAAGCGTTCTTAAACATTGTTAATCCTTATTTAACAGGTATTCAACAAAACCAAGGTTTGTACGCATTTAGAGTAGTAATGGATGATAGTAATAATACACCTGATGTAATTGATAGAAACATAATGAAAGGAGCTATCTACTTACAACCAACTAAGACCGCTGAATTCATTCAAATTGATTTCAATATCTTACCAACAGGTGCAAGTTTTAACGGATAATTTAAAAAACAAATATTTATAATAAATAAATAAATCGAAGAAAATGCCAAATGTTTTAACATACAATGAAATTTTTTACAAACAATGGGAACCAAAGTTAGCCAATAGATTCTATATGGAATTTACAGGTACTAACATCCCAGCGTATATGGTAAAAACAGCATCTAGACCAACTTTTACATCTGAAATTGTAGAACTTGACCATATTAATGTGAAAAGAAAAATTAAAGGTAAATCAAACTGGGATGATATCACAGTAACATTATACGACCCAATTGTTCCATCTGGAGCACAAGCAGTAATGGATTGGGTAAGACAATCACATGAGTCAATTACAGGTAGAGACGGATACGCTGCATTTTACAAAAAAGATATTACATTTTACGCTTTAGGACCAGTTGGTGATAAAGTTGAACAATGGACTTTACAAGGTGCATTTATTACATCGGCTAACTTTGGTGAAATGGACTGGAGTAATGCAACTGACCCAGTTTCAATTGAATTAACAATTACTTTTGACCAAGCTATTTTAGAATACTAATCAAAATAAAACTTATAAAGAAAGGGGAAGCAGAAATGTTTCCCCTTTTTATTTTTTAAAATTTGATATACTTATAATAAACACAAAAGTTATATTATGAGTGAAAATTTTGAACCACAATTATCTAGAGGACTTACACCCTCACCTCAACAAAAATCATTTCCATTTTCAACGGAAGTTATTAGTTTACCATCAAAAGGATTATGTTATCCAGAAGGACATCCATTAGCAAAAGGTGAAATTACAATTAAATTAATGACCGCAAAAGAAGAAGATATTTTAACTTCTTCAAATTTAGTTAGAAAGGGTATTCATATTGATAAATTATTAGAATCAATTGTAGTTGAACCTGGAGTAAAAACAGATGAATTATTATTGGGAGATAAAAATGCAATTTTGGTTGCAAGTAGAATGTTGGCATTTGGTGCAGATTATCCTATTACTATGACAGATAAGTATACAGGAGAAAATGTAGAAGTAAATGTGGATTTATCAAAAATAGAAATAAAAGAAGTAGAAGATGAGTTGTTAAATAGAAGTAATGAATATGATTATATTTTACCACAAACAAAAACACCAATCAAGTTTAAATTATTAACACATGGTGATGAGTTAGCAATCAATAAAGATATTGAAGCAATGGGTAAAATTTCACAATCTAGTTCGGAAATTACTGCTAGATATAGAAGAATTATTGTAGAAATAAATGGTAGTAGAGATTTATCAGTTATTGCAGATTTTGTTAATAATAAATTATTAGCAAGAGATTCAAGAGATTTAAGAAAATATATTACATCAATTACTCCTGATTTAAATTTTACATTTAATTATACATATCCAACAACTGGTGAGACGGAGGCACTTGCTATCCCATTTGGGATTGACTTTTTTTACCCTGCCGAATAATTATTCAGTAATTTTGCATGAAAAAATATTCCAAATGATATATCATTCAAATGGTGGATTTAATTGGAATGATGCATATTACATGCCTACTAAGTTGAGAGAATTTTATTTTGGTCAACTATTAAAAATAAAAGATACTGAAACAAAAAATTACGAAAAAGTAGCTAATGCTGCAAAAAGTAAATCAACACCATCAAAAACTATTAGAAAGTAATATTTATATTAAATTATGAGTATGCATAAGAGAAGATTAGTAGAATTGGAGATGTTTGATAAAATGTTTGATTTATATCTTAAAGCCAAACACGGAAATACAGAACAAGATTTTATTAAAAAAATAAAAAGAAAAGACCCACAATTAGGTGCTTTATATTCTAAATGGGATGATTCCATTAATACATCTTTGCGTCAAATGAAACATACATTGGGAAAGCAAGGAATTGATACAAAAGATATTCAAAGAATTCTTAAGAAACAATATTAATGGCAAACGAAACCCCGAATTTCGCAAATAAACAAGAATTACAAGATTATATAAATAGTCTTAAACAAATTGATGCCCAATACCAACGTTTAAATAGGCAAGCAAAAGAACTTGCAGATTTACCTGGTAAAGCAAGCAACCAAGTATCAGCACAACTAAAAGCTTTAAGAGAACAATATGATACTCATAAAGAAATAATAGCTTCTATAAAACAAGCTGAAAAAGAATTAAAAAGTTTATCAAAAGAAGCAGAAAAAGGTGCAAAAGCTTTAGAGAATCAAAATAAAGCAGCAAAGGATTTAAGTGAAAATTTTTTGGATTTAGATACATTTCAGAGAAGTATTACAAGACAATATGGTGAACAATCGGATGAGACTAGAAAAATGCATAAAAATGTTGAAGCAATTAAAGCAACGGTTGGTGGTATTGGTAAATTTCTTACAAAAAATACAGATTTAGAAGAAGACCAAAGAGATGCTTTAATGGAAGCATCTGAATATCTTAAATCGATGCCTTCTTCTTTTGATAAATTAAATAAACAAGTAAGTAAAGGAACATTAAATCAAAAAAAATATAACTCATATGTTTCCGAATTAAATGATAGTTGGGAAGATATATTGGATAAAATTGATGATAGTGATAAAACACTCCGTGGATTTAAAAAAGGTTTAAGAGGACTTGGAACAGGAATAGGATTAAGTAACCGAATTGATATAAATACAAAATCGGAAAAGGGAAATATAGAAAGAAGTGCATTATTGAGTGGTATTCCGGGTGGAGAAGGGATATCGGAATTAATGCAAGCAAGGCAATTAGAAAAAGCTAATCCAAATAGTACTGGTGCTAAATTAAAAAGAACAATTGCAGGAGCAGCTATTGGTGGAGCATTGGCTAATTTTGCATTAAATATGAGAGAATATATAGCACCTTTAAAGGCTGCATATTATTTAATTTCAGATTATTATGCACCAAAATTAGCAGCTGCAGAGGGTGAAGTAAATGTCCAACAAGCAATTTTTAATAGAAATGCTCAATTATTTGGTGGCCCATTAGCAGCAAAATATGGTAAAGGAATGTTTTATGTAGCAGAAGCTACTAAAGATTTCCAATTCGAAATGGAAAATTTAGCTAATGAATTTACAAGAGCATCTAAAACTGCATTTTTTGGTCATGGTATAGGTAGTGTTGGTTATGGTGCAGCAGCAATGCAATTAGCAGGTGTTGGTGCAGAACAAGTTGCAGCAGCATTAACAAGTATTGCATCTGGAGCAAATGTAAATTTCTTTGGAACTACATTAGGTTCACAAGCGGCCGTATTTTCAAAGGAAATGGGTATTAGTACCGAATCAGTTGCCGATATAATGGCAGCATTTAGAAGAATGGATGGTTCATCTGGAGCAACTGCATTAAATCTTACATACTCTGCAGCAAAATTGGCAGATATAAAAGGTATGAACCCAGCAGTTATATTGCAAGATATGGCTGAAGCATCTGGAAAATTATTAAGTTATAATATACAAAATAAAGATGCATTTATTCAACAAGCGATTGCACTTAGAGAAATGGGAGGAAATCTTCCTAAATTTGCACAAGGAATTACCTCAAGTATATTGAATTATCCAGAAGCAATGAAAGCACAAATTTCATTGAGTAATATATTAAATCGTTCGGTTGATTTTTCAGTTGCACAATCGTTGGCATATCAAGGAAAATATGCAGAAGCATTTGAAAATATTAAACAATCAGGTGTTTTGGAATCGGTTAGAGGTGCAGGCTCAATAGCGGCAGATATGTTTTCAAAAATATTTGGAATGGGTATTGATGAATTCCAAGCTAAGGCACAAAAAGGTAAAAGTGTTGGATTAAAAGGTTCATTAAATGCAGAAAATGAATCTTATTTAAATAGAGTTGTAGGTGCTGAAACGGGATTTAGAATTAAGTCTGCAAGCATACAATTGGATAAAGCAATATTAGACGCTCAATTTGCAAAAGTATTAGCAACTGGTTTACAAAGTGATGAAGATTATAGAAAAGCATTTAAAACTGCCGATTCATTAAATGCTGCAGCTAATGCATTACAATCATTACTTACTGGATTATTTACAGGATTAGGAGCTTTTTTAGGTGCTCGTTTTGTAGGAGGTAAATTATTTGCAGGAAATGGAG